GCCTTAGCATCCAGGGCCGCAATCCCGCCGCTGTTGGACACCGTCAAGTACTCCTTGACGAACCGCTCGCGCTGGGCCTCGATGTCGCTCTCCTTGAGCATCCCTTGGAACTTGAGAATACCCCGGAGTGCGGCACTCGTCTTGACCGCCTGTGCCAGCCCTTCGTTGGTCGTGTGGATCGCTGATAACGTGGCGTTGATGGGCTGGTTCGGGCTGCCCAGCAAGTCATTGTTGTAAAAGTGCCGGCGCAAGTGGATGACGTCGCTGTAGGGTAGCACGACCGTGCCGCCCTCCATGAAATAGAACTTCACGTAGAGCGTCCCGGCGCTGTCCTCTAACAGCTCCGCCGACACGCAGTTGACCGGGTATACGGCCACCAACCGCCCGCCCTCCCAGACCGGGTAGGCCCAGGCGTTGTTGTCCATCATTAGCGTCGTGACCAGCTTGTACAACAGGTCATAGGCCGACATCCGCGGGTTAGGGCGGAGCGACAGCACCCGCTCAATGTCACTGTTCTTGACGTGGATGACCTCGCCGTTGACCCGGCGGATGTGTTTGGCCTTCAGCTTGGCCGCGTTGCGGGCGATGGCATCCACCGCAGCCCGGACTACGTCAGCCTCATACGGTCGTTCGCCCCATGGCGTGAAGATGGGCGTGTAGCCGGCCATGACTTTCACCTGGGTGAGCCCGGTGCGGCGGCCAAAGAAGCGTCCAAATAGCCGCTGCAACCAGTTGCGCTGTTCCACCGGGTCACCTCCTTTAGCGATATTTCTCACGCAATACGAATGGACTCAAAAGCGGCTTGCTGTTCTCGTGTTAGCCAATAGCGAACAACGCCAGCGCGCTCCAAATCCTCGAATCGAAACGCGAGGAAAGACTGCTGTTTCTTATTCATCCTTCGCTCATATCGCAGTCGCCCCTGAGCTAAGGCGAAAAGCATATCGGTAACCCCGATGACAATGGCATCAGAAAATCTGCCTGAGTTCTCATCGAAATAACCGTAGACGAATAAGCCGGCGTTGATTTTGTATAGCTCGCTCGGCTGGCCCGAGGCATGATTCCACTCCGTCACCGTAAGATCACGATAACGCGCGAATTCCGGCCTCCTAAACCGTTCCTGCACCATGAACACGAGCGGGGCGGGCAGGTTGTGGACCGTCACGCGCACAATGCGATCCACGCCCATCTCCCCGTCGAGAATCGCCGCTCTGTCACTTTGCGCAAGAAGCGTATCCTCAAATTCTAGTTGCTCCCTACGCACATTAAAAATGCGAGGGTAGAGAACATCCCTCGCCCGAAGGTGCGCTCTGTTGGAGAAGTCTGCGTTATCCTGCTCGTAAAGCGTGCGCGCCACGGGCGATCACCTCCGCCCGCGCTCCGGTCATCGACTCCCATCTTGCGATGATCTCCGCACAAAACTCGGGGTTGATCTCGCCGCCATAGCAAATACGGCCCATTGACTCCGCTACCAAGAGGGTCGTACCTGAGCCGAGAAACGGGTCGATCACCGAATCGCCTTGCTTAGTAAAGAGTCCGAGGAGCCATGCAATGAACTCGGAAGGTTTGCGTCCTTTGTGAACGGTATTGTCCGACTCGTTCGCCTTGATGCTGACCCTCACAAAGTCCTGGGCGTTCCGATGCAGGCTCCCATCGGAGAAAAGCGCTGCGTAAATCCAATTGCCGAATCCGAGCGCACCCCGAGTCATTCCGTTGTCAATCCAACAGGCAACCGACCACTTGTATGGCATCTTTGTAATCCGGGCGAAGTCGAAAATGCTTGAAATTCCCGGTGTGACTGCAACGACCTGGGCCTTCTCAATGAGCCAATCGTGCCGCCACTCGAAACCTTCGTCCCACTCTGCTACACCCGCATTATACGGCGGGTCCGCAAAGGCGAACGGAACGCTCGGCATCCGCTCAATGAACTCTTGCGACGACGTATCCCCACAGAACAAAAGGTGACGGCCAAGCCGCCACCAATCACCGGGTTGTACCTCAATTGTCCGTTTGGGGGCAGCAGCGATCTGCCGCTCCGCTGCTTCCGCCGCCTGCTTGCGCTCCTGCTTCTCGCTTTCTTTCACGACCGCCTTGTATGCCGCGTGGATGGTGGTTTTGCCAGCATCCAGTTCCTCGACAAGCCTCTTGGCCGTCTCGTCGCCCTTCTTAGCGGCCTCCCAAACCTTCTTGGCCGCTTCGTAGGTGCGCCCGGAGCCAAGGCCAACGGCGGCAGCGACTTTGTCGCGGGTTTCGCCTTTGGACCCTACGGAAATATTTCCGGAGGGTGCAATAGGCTTACCCGATAACATGCGTCTCCTCGCCCGCTCCCGCTCAACCGCCTCCAACTCCTCGGCCTCTGCCATCTTCTGCGAGAAGGTTTTCTCCCGCTGCCGGTTAAACTCAATGATCGCCTCTCGCTCGTCAAGGTCGTCAGCATAGCGGACCACTTGCACCGGGACGTACTCCATCTTCAGCGCCAGAGCCGCCTGCCAACGTCTGTGGCCGCTGATGATGGTGCCGTCCTCCTTGATGGCGAGAGGCACCATTATCCCATGCCGCCGCACGCTCTCAATGAAATCCGCCGGCGGCGCCTCATCCCCGTAGATTTTCCGGTTCAGCGGATGAGGCTTTAGTCTGGTAACACTCCACTCCAACAAAATCACCCCTCCGTGTGGTGTCCTCCGTGTCGGCATAAAGAAGGGCTGGCAGCCACGGAGGAAACTGCCAGCCCTTAACCCCCGCCGCCGAAGCGGGGAAACTCGAACCCACTGTTTACTTCTTACTTAGCCCGAAAGGTGATTGGGTTAAATCAGCGCCTTGTAGTCCTCCAGCTTCCACTGGAGCACCGTGTAGGCAATGATGATCGCCACCGCAGGGTCGATGCGCTGGCGCTTGTTTTGGCCCTTCACAGGCCGAATGTTCTCGTTCTTGTCCACCTCGACGGCCAGGTTCGTCAGTGCCCACTTGAGCAGTGGGTTGTTGTTGTAGTTGATCCGCTTGGCCGCCAAATCAGCCTTGAGCAACTTCATAGGCGCCGACAGCGTCTTGGCTCCCATGATGACCGGCAGCAGGTTCTCCTTCCTGGTGTAGCCCAGCCGGTTTTCCATGTCCTCGACCCAGGCGGGCGAATTCCAGCTGTCGTAGCCGACCCAAAACGCCGAGATGCCGTACTCTTCTCTGAGCCGGGCGAACCAGTCGGTAACGTATCGGTGGTCGATGCGGTTGCCAGGACAGGGTGTAATCAGGCCCCGTTCAACCCAGCGGTCATAGGGAACCTTGTCCTCCTTAGCCCGCTGCTCGATGGTGTCGCCGGGCATAAAGCCCTGAACGAGCGCGTAGAGCTGACCGTCAGGACGCATGACCAAGATGGCCGCGGCCGTCAGGTCCGTGGTGGCCGACAGGTCCACGCCGCCGATGGCGTAGGTGTCCCGCAACTCGTCCAGGCTGAACGTCGCCTCGTTGTTGGCCTCTTCGAACGTCAACCATGTGCCCGACGTCGTCTCTCGGACGTTGAAGTCCTTCGTCAGCACGGTGGGCAAGAAATTGCTGTCGTTCTTGGCCCGCTCGACGTTGGCCGCCAGTTCCTCATAGCTCTTGATGGTGCCAAGGCCCGGATTGGCCTTCTCCCAGGCCCGAAAGTCCGTCCACTCGGAGCGGTCGTCCAACTCATACAGGAAGGCCAGGAACCGCTCGTCCTCGACCACACCGTCCAGCACCCGGCAAGCGTAGTCGTAAATGTCGTCGTAGATGCACTCCCGGACGAAGCCGGCCGTCGTAATCATGGCCAGGAGCGGCTGCGTCCTGGCCGTCATCGACTGCCGCATGACGTCATACAGGTTGCGATCCTTGATGGCATGCAGTTCGTCGATGATGACGCAATGGCTGTTTAGGCCGTCCAGGCTGTTTGACTCGCTGGCCAACGGCTCGAACTTCCCAAAGGCAACCGGGAAGTACAGGTCTGTCTTGCGCTTCTTCAGGTGCTTCCGCAGGGCCGGCGACTGGCTGACCATGTTGACTGCTTCGGTAAAAACAATGCGCGCCTGGTCCCGTTTGGTCGCCACGCAGTACACATCGGCGCCGCCCTCGCCATCGCCGACCAGCATGTACAACCCGATGCCGGCCAGGAGCGTCGACTTGCCGTTCTTGCGGCCAACGAGTAGCACGAACTCCCGGCAGCGCCGATAGCCCGTCTCCTTGTGAACAAACCCAAACACGGCCTGGAGCATGGCCTTCTGCCACAACTCCAGCCGCACCGGCTGCCCGATCCACTTGCCCTTGCTGTGGCGGCAGAACCGCTCGATAAACTCAATCGGTGCGTTGGCCGCCTCTAAATCAAAAACCCACGGATCCCGTGGGTTCTGCAACTCGCTGACGAGTTTTTCGTACTGCTGCCGCACGCGTTTGGAAACGGCAACCTCGCCGGACTGGATCTTCTCCCAGTACGCGAGGATGTAGTTCTCGGCCACTATTTGCTCCGGCGCTTCACGAACGCCATCAACTCGTCGGCTTCGTCCTTGCCC